AAATGATTCGTTCAGCTTCACGAGATTCTGATGGTAACATCATTTTGAACATTTCTTTTGATGATAAAGGTTTTTGGGATTTATTTACTGAAATGGATGATTGGGAACGTGTGGCATATTCATCAGTTGGAAGTCATTATCCTATGGAACATTATGACTCTTATGTGGGTGAAGAAGATTGGAACGAGGGTTATCTGTTCGACTATTTTAATGAAACTCAGAAGGTAAGGTTACAAGAATACTTGTCCGTTTTATTCTCAGGAAAATTACCAAATGAATGCCTTGAAACACCACTTCAGGGGGGTTGCCGACAAAAAGTTGCATCAGAATTGCAAACTTTTTTTCCTGACGAAGTTGAAGAAATTCAAAATTATTATGTTTCTGACAAAAATTCGGATGTGGAAGAAGGTCTCAGTGACTACCTTAAAAAAGAATATTCCAACATTTTTGAAGAAAATGGTTTGAATTTGATTATGGACAAACCTTTTTGGAAATACGATATCAAACTTGATGATTTAGAAAACTATTTGGAAAAAAATAGTGGAGGACTGCATCAAAACTTATTTGATTTGTTGAGTGACTTTGTAAACAACAAAACGGGTGGAATTGAAGATTTCTCGCAGTTACAATATCAAGTTTCCGGTTCTGGTGATTATGACTATACAGAATCTGCCATTGAAAAATTATTGGACAAAATGGAGGAAGTCATTGACGATGGTTCTTTTGAGATAGAAAAAATTGCCGAAGCTCAGAATTTTATAAAGAAAATTGGTGGTTTTAATCAACGATTAGTTCTTCCTTCAGATGAAAACTATATCTTCATGGTAGATAGGATTGATACTGAAACGGGTAAAATTTTGTTTACGGTAGGTAAAAAAAATGAATTCATAAAAAAAGGGTTCAGATTACCCTTGGAAGACTTCAAGAGTTTCCTTTATAACAAAAAACTTTTTGATATATAAAAAAGTTTTCATATCTTTGTTGAAAACTATTGTAAATTTCTTCATAGATGAATGAATTAGAATTCCTCAAGAACGTCCTTTCTGTCAGGACCGCAACACATCATGAAGAACTGATGGTTCAATACATTTGTGATTGGTTAAAAGAACAGAACATCCCGTATGTTGTTGACGAAATGATGAATGTATATGCAACAAAAACTTCCCAAGGTTATGAAAACAAACTATATCCTTGTATGGTGGCTCACACCGACACTGTCCATCGATTTTCGGATGAAATTATAGTCAAGGAAGAATTCCTTCCCAACGAAGAAAATCAAACCAAACTATCACTTAAAGGATACAATGCCGAAGGCAAACCTGTAGGTATTGGTGGTGACGACAAATGTGGTGTTTATGGTGCACTTGTTTCTTTGAGAGATTTGCCTCACGTAAAAGCAGCATTCTTTGTTTCCGAGGAAACTGGTTGTTGGGGTTCAAAAGAGGCAAGTCCCGAGTTCTTCTCGGATGTTGCTTACGCAATTCAATTGGATGCTCCAAGTAATTTCATGGTAACTGAAGTTTGTTCTGGTGTTCGTCTTTGGGAAAGGGATAGTGAATTTTTCCAAATATGTGATGAGGTTCTTGAGGAATTAATGCCGACTCGACAATACATGATTCACCCATATACGGACGTATCACAACTGAAAAAGAAATTTGATTTTTCTTGTATAAATTTTTCTTGTGGTTATTATTCTTATCATACACCTCATGAATATGTTGTGATTGAAGATTTACATAATTCAATTCGGGCAGCTCACGAGATGATAAATCGTCTTGGATACAAGAAACATTTTTATGAACATAAAGGAAACAATTGGAATCTACCCTGGGACACTCAGTGATGAATTTTGTGATAGGTTAATTGAAATCTTTCACGAAAAAAAAGATTTACAATACAAAGGTGAAATGGCTAGTGGTGTTGACCCCACTGTCAAGGACACAACAGATTTGAATTTGATGGCAGACCCTGACCTTGCAGATATTGTTGAGGAAATTTGTGATGCTGCAAATGAAAAAATTGATTTATACGTTAAGAGGTACAGAACAGATGAGTCTTTCAATACCCAAGAATATCTTTTCAATCAAGGAACTCATTATCCTGTGTGGCAATTACAGAGATATGAAAAGGGACAAGGTCATTATATGGCTTGGCATACTGAAGGAGAATACCACGAATTTTGTAGTAGAATTTTTGCGGTGATGTTCTACTTAAATGATGTTACCGAAGGAGGAGAAACCGAATTCATACATCAAGGGTTGAAATTACAACCTACCAAAGGAACTTTTGTTGTATGGCCAGCTCCATGGCCATATGTACATCGTGGAAATGTCCCAATCTCAAATGACAAATATATTCTTACTACTTGGTTAGTCAGAAATGATGAATAAAAAAAGGGGTCTTTCGACCCCTTTCTTATTTTACCGTCACTTTATCTTCGACTACGGTTATTTTGTAGTTTTTGTCTTCCACAACATCCCCATTTAGAACAAGTTCTGAAATAAGGTCTTCTACTTCATCTTGAATTGCTCGTTTGATTGGGCGAGCACCATAGACATCATCAAAACCAACTTTGGAAATATGATTAACCAACTTTTCATCAAATGTGAATTGTAGTTTCAATTCACCCAATCGTTTAATCAAATTTTGAAGTTCAATTGAAACAATCTTATTTACAGAGTCCTGGTCCAAGGAGTTGAAAATGATGGTGTCATCAATACGGTTTAGGAATTCAGGAGAGAAATAATTCTTCATTTCTTTTTTCAGGATTTCTTTTTTCTGTTCTTCGTTAGAATAACTTGAACCGCCAAAACCGATACCTGTACCGAAATCTTGAAGTTTTTTAACTCCGATATTTGAGGTCATAATAATCAAAGTATTTTTGAAATTGATTTTACGTCCCAAAGAATCCGTGAGGTGACCCTCGTCCAACATTTGTAGGAGAGTGTGGAAAATATCTTTATTTGCTTTTTCAACCTCATCAAACAAAATTACAGAATACGGTTTGTTTTTTACTTGTTCAGTGAGTTGACCACCTTCATTGTATCCAACGTATCCTGGAGGTGCTCCAATCAATCGAGATACTGTGTGTTTTTCTTGGTATTCACTCATGTCTACACGGATAAGTGCGTCTGAGCTACCAAAAACTTGTTTAGCTAATTGTTTAGCCAAGTGAGTTTTACCAACACCAGTGGAGCCCAAGAAGATGAATGAACCAATTGGTTTGTTGGGGTCTTTAATTCCGATACGATTACGACGCATTGCTCGTGCAATTTTCTTAACCGCTTCGTTCTGTCCCACAACATTCTTTTGAAGTTCTTGCTCCAAATTCTTGAGTGACTCTTTATCATCTGTCGACAACTTTGTAACAGGAATTTTTGTCATTGAGGAAACAACATTCAAAACCAATTCAGGTTCGATAATCTTTTTGTTTTTGATTTGGTCCTCTTCAAACTTACGTTTTTCTTTTTCCAAACGTTCCAAAAGTTTCTTTTCTTTGTCACGAATCTCTGCTGCTTGTTCGTAATCTTGTTTCTTTACAACATCTAATTTGTGTTGTTTGAGTTCCACAGCTTTTTGCTTCAATACCTCAATTGATTCAGGCACCTTAACTTCGACTTGACTACGAGCACCTACCTCGTCAAGGATATCAAATGCTTTGTCAGGAAACTCTCGGTCAGTGATGTAACGGTCTGCCAAGTTTACACACATTTCCAAGATTTCATCAGAATAAGAAACTTTGTGAAAATCTTCGTAACGGTCTTTTGAATTCTTGAGAATCAAAAGGGTTTCTTCTTTTGATGGTGAGTCTACCACAACCTTTTGGAAACGACGCTCCAAGGCTCCATCTTTTTCAAAATTAGTTCGGTATTCATCCAAAGTGGTTGCACCGATACATTGAATTTCCCCACGAGCCAAGGCGGGTTTGAAAATGTTGGATGCGTCCATTGAACCTGATGCGTTACCGGCACCAACCAAAGTATGAATTTCATCGATGAAAATGATAATATCAGGATTTTCGGTAAGTTCCTCGATGATTACCCGCATACGTTCTTCAAACTGTCCACGGTATTTTGTACCAGCCACAATTGATGTGAGGTCCAACAGAACGATTTTTTTATCTCGAAGATTTTTGGGACATTCACCCAAGAAAATTTTCATTGCAAGTCCTTCGACAATTGCAGTTTTACCACTTCCTGGTTCCCCTATAAGAATTGGATTATTCTTTTTACGACGTGAAAGAATTTGGGCGATTCGATTGATTTCCAACTCGCGACCAATTACAGGGTCCAATTTACCCTCAGAAGCCAATTTGATTAGGTCTCGGCTAAAGTTATCCAAGACTGGAGTTCTACCACCTTTATTTCTCGATTTGATGTTTCCATCGTTGTCATCCATAGATTCAATCATGATATTAAGTTTTTAGTTACCACAAATATACAATTATTTTTCCAAACTACAACAAAGACAATTTGTCAGGTATAAATTTTATGGTATTGACAAATTGTCAGGTATTAGATTATATTTTGGACTGGCACATTATTTACTATCATTGAGTTAAATATAAAAAATAAAAATTAAAATAAGAAATATTATGTTTGGAAGACGAGATTCATTTGACGATTTGTTCAACGAACTAAATAAATTTTTTGGAGATAATTCTAACCCTTTCGGTGGAAGGTTTGGTATTCATGGAAAAAATAACGTAGAAAAAGGTAAAGATGAGAACGGTGATTGGAATAAAGAAACCTTCACATCAGATGACGGAAAAATTGTAATTACCAGTTTTGTTCGTAGCTCGGGATTTGATGACGACATGATGAATAGTCTATTCAAAGAACCAAAACGTAAACCAAGTTCTGTTGAATCACTAAATCGTGAACTACAAACAGCAATTAAAAATGAGGATTACGAATTGGCAATTGCTATTAGAGACAAAATCAAAAAAATCGAGGGTAATCAAGAATCAATTACCCAACTCGAGAATGAATTAAAAGAGTGTATCGAAACCCACAATTTCGAACGAGCAATAGAAATTAGAGAAGAGTTGAAGAAACTCAAAGTGTGACCCGAAAGACCCCCAAAATTAATTGGGGGTTTTTTATATTTATTAGGTATGGAATCACCTTGGAAGAAATTTTTGGATACGGTCATGTTAAACGACCTTAAAAACGTTGCTGACCTTTACAGAAATATGAGGGTGAGTTTACAAAAAGAAGGAATCAGACAATCTCAATTGGAAAAGGGTGTCAACATTCCTCACAATATTTACATGGAGCGAGAATTTACAATCTACGCATTAAAACAAATGAAAGCCAAACTTAGAAAGTATGGTTTGATTGAAGGTGGTGGATTTGAATTTGATGATTACATTTCGGAAATATTTTCTAAAATTGATGAAGAAACACCTTTAGAAAATGGCCGTTAAATCACAAATTATAGAAGGTACAAGAATCATCAACACAATTGATTCTTCAAACTTAGTAAAAACTGAGTACGATACCGACACAAAAAAAATGGTTGTTGAGTTCAAAAACGGAACTCGATATGAGTATGATGAGGTTCCCCACAACGTCTATGCTGAGTTTAGATTATCCGAATCACAGGGAAAATACTTCAATACCAAAATTTCAAAGACTTATAAGTTTAATAAATTAACTTAAATTTTTATTTGAGTATTTATAGTTTATGGACAAATACTCGGATATTTTAACCTCTTTTGGTACAAAAGATACTTTGAACCCCCAAATTTGGGATGGGTTTGATACCGATAGTCCAATTCTTAAACCATCGATAAGAAAAGCATTACTCGCCATTGCCGGTGAATTTATGGATTTTTTGGGTGAAAACCTATTCATCGATGATGTAAGATTTACAGGTTCCTTGGCAAATTACAACTGGTCAAAATATTCCGATATCGACCTTCATCTATATGTAGATTTCACCCAATTCGATAGCGAAGATAGGGAGGTTTACAAAGAACTGTTTGGATTGAAAAAAACTCTTTTTAATACAACACACAATATAACCGTCAAAGGATATGAGGTTGAGTTATACGCTGAGGATACAAATGAATCACATTTCTCTACGGGGGTGTATTCAGTATTATATGATGAATGGGTTCACAAACCCGAAAAAGAAAATAAATCAATTGATAAAGACTTTTTGATGAAAAAAGCGCAATCTGTTATGGATTGTATCGATGATTTAATGGACGAATCCAAGGACATGGATTATGAGAAAGCTGTCAAGAAAATTGATACCTTCAAAGAAAAGTTGAAGAAGTATAGAACCGCTGGATTGGAAAAAGATGGTGAGTTCTCTTATGAGAATTTGGTGTTCAAATTCTTAAGACGAAATGGATATATTGATAAACTATTCGAATTCAAAAATAAACTAACGGATAAGAACCTCTCGGTTGAAAATATGGAAACCGAATAAATTGAGATTTATGATTTTCCGTATATTTATAAAGTAAAAAAATTAGATGAGTCTCGTAACATATTTAGTGGCACCCTGTGCTGGCGGAGCCGCAGTTGAAGTCGATTTTGATGGACGTTCTCTTCCTGTAATTGGGGGAAATTATTATTTAACCTTTAATGGTGCAACTGCCGAAGGTTGTTACGAAGTTGTTGATACTGCGGAACCAGGTACTGGTTCAGATGTTGTTGCAACACAATCTTCGAATTATGGAGATTGTTTAACTTGTTTGGCGGATAACCCAACACCAACCCCAACACCCACACAAACTTCAACACCTACTCAGACTCCTACTAACACTGTAACACCATCGGTAACCGCGAGTCAAACAGCAACCAATACTCCAACACCATCGGTAACTGCGAGTCCAACACCGACACCATCGGTGACAAGTACTGTAACTCCGTCACCAACACCGACGGTCACGACATCACAAACAGCAACAAAAACACCGACTCCGAGTAATTCTCCGACTCCAAGTGTTACGGCTTCGAATACTCCAACACCATCTATTACGGCATCACAGACCGCAACAAAGACACCAACACCAACGGTGACTCCGTCCGTAACGGCTACGAATACTCCTACACCGACACTTACACCTACTAATACACTTACACCAACTAACACACCTTCACCAACACCGTCAAACACCCCAGCAGCTTCGGCTCAGTTTAACGGTCAAATCGACTATGAAGATTGTGTAAATTGTAGTGGTACAATAACGACTCCACAACTTCCTAAACCAGCTTGGTCTGATAACCAAGGTGCGGTTGTTTACCAAACAGATGCGGTTGCGCTTGGAGGTCCTAATGGATTAAATTCTTAAAAATTAAATAAATAAAAAATGGCTGACTTAAAACCTATTGGTAGTGAAAAATTACAAGGACAAGAAAAATTGAACAGAATCCTTGAAATTGCTCGTTACAAAGAAAACATTCCACAAACCGTAAACGAAACTGCAAAAGTTGAGTTTGGTAAAACATTGTCTGATGGAAACCAATATGAAATCGTTAAAGAAAAGGGTGGTTACGTTTTGATGAAACGTATCAATGAATCTTTGGATTACATTGAACCTATGAAGAATAGAAAACATTATAAGTCATATTCTCAAGCTTTGAAAAGATTAAATTTGATGGCTGGCGAAATTAACAGATTGACTGAAAATGTTGAAGAAGTTTCTATGTTCAGAGTTGATGAGGAAAAAAAGTTCACACTAAAATTACCAAAACCATCTACGCCAGAACCAGCTCCGGCACCTGAGGTATCTATGGATGCTGAAATGGATATGACAGACGTACCTGAAATGGGTGATGAAGAAATGTCTATGGATACTGAAGTTTCGATGGATTCACCAGCAGACACTGAACCTATGGATATGGGAGCAGAAACTGATGGAGGTATGGAAGAGGAAGTTGATTTTAGAGTTATTCAAAAAATTACAGGAAAATTAGGTCAAAAAATTAGAATGATGAATGATTCTGTTGGAATGTCATCTGAAGATGTTAAGTACGTTATTAATTCCATTTTGTCAGCGTTGGATTTAAGCAAACTATCTGAAGAAGATAAAGAAGATATTTTAACAAAATTTGAAGATACTGAAACAGATTATGATATGGATATGGACATGAGTATGGACAATTCATCTGAATCTGATTTTGATTTTGATATGGATTCTGAGGAGACTGTTGATTCTGAAATGGGTGAAGGTATGTATGGTTCATTTGGTAATATTAGAAGAAAAGATTACAAAGGTGATGAATACTATGACGAAAAAGGCAGACAGGCTAAAAGTGCTGATATCTATGGTATAGCTGGAGATGATTTTGATACTGAAGAATTTGATACTTTTCAGCAATTATATGACAAATATGGTGACAAACAATCTTGGTTTAATAAAACAGAT